CCAAGCCCGTAGGCTTTTGTTAATCCTAGAGTTCGGGTCGTTCGCTGTTTTTGCGGATGTCAACTTCTTTTTCATGCCGGTCATTCTGGCGCCAAATGAGTCTTTCCTTGATCCGCCTTCTGGTTGCGGCGGTTTCAAGTTCATGCCTTCTTTCTTCGCAGAAGCTCGGCCCTTGGCGTTTAAGCCACCCTTGGGGTTCTTGCCTTCTTTGCGTTGCCATGCTGGTGTCTTAGCCATTTACAACTTTCAAACGAGACTCCCGAATGCCTTCCAGCAACGGGACAACAACCTCCTCGCGGAAGTTTCTAGTGAAGTATTCGCTACCAATGTGGGGCAGACTGATATCCACATCAACGTGAACCGTGAATCCCATCTCAGTGGCTCTATCGCAGAACAAATAGTCCTCGCCAACATACTGGTCATCTCTGATTTCAAAGTCAAACAAAGCCGCCATACGCTCGCCTGTAGGCTTATTTTTGTAAGACCACTCTGGGTGCGCCTCTGCCATCTTTTCAATGACATGACGTTGAATGAGCATGAACCCTGTTCCGATACGTTTGACGCGCATCATTGAGCCATCAAACTCTAACTCTTCTTTTTCATTCCAATACAGATCTGTAAAGAACTTCTTGTCTTTTGCTCTGCGTGGATATGTTCCAGCAGTAATGTCTTTGTTGCCACTTTGCGCCATTAAACGCAAAATATCTTCTGGCGTAACCACGACATCAGAATCAATAAACAACATCTCTGTGCAGTCTGTTTTTAAGAATTCATTGACTAATGAGTTACGCGCCATCGTAATGATGGAGCAGTTTGAAATATCAGATAGCGTAACGGCAATACCAAGACGCATAGCTTCAGGCATCAGCTGCGCGATAGCGTATGCGGTCTTGACATTTAAGCGACCATCGTGACAGGGTATGCCGATAAACAGCCTACGCCCATCCAAAATTGCTTGTTTTTTCTCAGCCATAGTAGATATTGCAAGCAGCTACGTTAGACAAATAAGCGTAGATTCCGTCTGTAGCAACTACGCCATCATCAGGAATAAATGGTGAATTGTTAAACAAATCTGTTCCAATTACGTCATAAGACAACAGCCATCGGCTAGCGTAAACCATTGCTGGAGAGCCAGTAATAGTTCCAGAGTTAATGTCTGTAATCGTAAAAGTGCTTGAATTGGTAACGGTCACTGCATAGTTTCCGTTTGTGGCAGTACCGCCAGAGCCGGCAGCAAAGTCAATACCAATTACTTGGCCAGTAACTAAACCGTGAGCAGATTGAGTGATAGTCACGGTTGTTCCAGAACGACCATAAGTAGCCGTCGTTATCGGTGCAACAGTTGTATCAAATAACGCAAGAAAACCTGTGGTTGCCGTACCAGTAAAAGAAATTGCTTTTACGCGGTTACGTCCAAGAACAAGAAATCCACTGCCGTTTAGGTGTGCCTGTTTTACAGGTGTCTGATTCATAATCAATCTCCTTGTTTAAAAACAAGGGGCCGAAGCCCCTAGGACTGATTAGTCAAAGTTACCGTATGGGTAAGATGTGCTGTTGCCGATGTTGGCATCAAGTTGCGTGTAACGAACTGCAAAGGTAAATGTACCAGCTGTAATAGCTGACAAAGTACCGCTTACGCCACCGGTGTAAGGGATGGTCAAAGTCACAACGACTTGAGACATCAAGCTGGAGTACTGGCTAGAACCTGGCACTGGAGAGATTGTGATATCACCAGTAGTTGCATTACAAGATAACAGCTGCGCGCCTGTTTGGGCGATAGTGTTACGGCCTGTTGCAGCGTTCATTGATGAGACGTTGCCGTAGGTGGTGTCGTTGAAAGCGTTACCCATCTTAGCGGTCACAGTGCCAACGGTTCCGTTGTTCAAAGTAATAGCCACATTGGTATCCAACAAGAAGTCATTGAGGTTAGAGCCGTAAGGTAAATAGAACACCACGCCACGATACAAAGTACCAGTAGTTGTAGACACTGTATCAGCAGTGATTGTTGCTGCTACAGGAGGATATGTAGAAGAAGATGGGGTGTAAACAACAGCGTTTTGGTTGGGGATTTGATTGCCGTTAACAAATTGACCAGAAGCGCCGCCGTATCCAGCAGTTGCGTTGGTTGTGTTTGTTAAAACAATGCTTGTCTCTTGAGCCAAATCAGCATAGCCGACGTTACGAAGAGGACCAAAACGTGAGTCGCCCGCTAAGATCGGGCCTTCAAAGGTTGCGCGTGCCATAAATTTTCCTTATGCAAAAGATCTCTTGTTAATCGTTGCATCGTCTGCTGGGCCAGTGGCAACAAGAGTGAATTCCCAGATGAATGGAATATACACCAAATTTAATTGATGTCAATGAAAAAGGGAGCCGAAGCCCCCTTTTTTACCGCTGTTTAGAACGAACCAGAAGATCCGAACATACCCAGTGGATCGCTGTAGCCGAAGCTATAACGCTCGCGTGACTTGTAACGGACGTTACCAGTATCAAAGTCTCCGTCCATGCTATTTGACAAAGGCATACGGACAAAGTGCTTCATACCGTTAGGTACGTCTGTAGTCAAGAACCAAGCATTAACGTCTGTCAAGAAGTGATTAATGGTCCAACCTTCGGAGATTGAGCCATTGTTCTCGAGAGCATTAATGTCGTTGTTGTTTGTTCCAACGCGCAACTTAGTTTCGAGCAAGCGGGTTGCTACGAACTGGAGTGCTGGTGGAATAATCAACTTCTTAGGCTTAGCGGCGATCAACAGACCACGCTCATCAGTCCAAGCAGCGATCTGGATAACGGCGGCTTCTAAGGAAGTCTCGTTCAAGTCGGCTTGAGTAGATGGGGTGTTGCTGTTAGTGCCACCAGAAACCAAAGGATGTGCGGTGGAGAACAAAGCTACACCATCACCACCTAAGTAGTTGCTGGAGAAGCCGTTGTTTAACACGTTAGCAGCCTTGACTTGCTTGGTGTACGCCATAGCACGGGCCAAACCTTTGGTATAGCGAGCTGACAATGAATCGTAGAGGTTGTCTTCGATTGCTTCTTCGGTCAAGCTAAAGCCCAAAGCGATGGTTTCGTGGTTGTAGCGAGCAGTCCATGCTTCCTGTGCATTGTCATAAGCGATGGCTGAGCCCTCGTTCTTAACAGGTGCGGCAGAGAAACCAGACAGTTTTGTCTCTTCTTCAAAGCTACGCTCAGAAGTCTCTGTTTCGTAAATCTCTTTGTGCTCTTCGCCGTAGCGAGCGTACTCAAGACCGAACAAAGCATTAAGACCAGGAAGGAGTTCCTTCAGTAGTTGTGCGCGTGAAATAGCCATAGTAACTTACTCCTTAGATACCGGTGGTATCGGTGTACTGGTGCAAGTTGAACTTGACCAAAAACTCGTAGTAAGTTGTAGCTGCGACACCAGGCAAACCAGTGGCTGTATCAGGCACAACATCAACTACACGAACTGGCAATGTATTAGTGGTGTCAGCGGAAGTTCCGTCAATACCATAATAGGAATCACCAGTAGTGGTGCTGCCAGTAGCAACAGAAATTGCCACGTTAGCACCAACGATTGCACGGGTAAACGCGGTTGGAGTCGTAGTTTGACCGTTTGTAGCAACCACTTTGAACACAGCGTTAGGATCATCCACAACATAGGCAAAAGCCATGTTTGTAGAAGTTGATGTGGCGGCTGGGTAGTACTGAGCCTGAACGGTTTGACCGTTAGTGTTAACGTACTGACATCCAACCAACACACCAACGCTGTCACCAGAGTTGGTTGTAGTTTTAGCGATTATGTAGCCGCTAGTGTTAATAGAAACTGTATCGCCGTTGAGAATAGCGGTCGCGTAAGCTGGCGCTACAGGGATTTGACGGATCGCTCCGGCGTATGGTAGTCCATCCAATCGGTTGATTGGTTTGAACCCGTACGTCTTGCTGACGGTGGGATAAGCCATTTAAGACTCCTATAAAAAGTTAAGCACCTTTGCCAAAACTAGTCGTAGATTTACGATCATTGAAGATCGGCATCCTTGGGTCGCTTTGACGCATTAAATTGTTGTCTACAGCTTCCGCTTGAGCTTTGGTTTGCTTGCTATAGTAAGCATTGCGCTCTTCCATCGTCTCAATCGGGCACTTGCAAAGCAACAATCCACCAATCTCAATCTGACCGGAAAACCGGCTGGTTGGATCAGTTAGCAGTTGAAATTTCGGTTGCTCCTCTGAACTTACTGGCTCCCAACCTTCACGGCGTTTACCGGTAATGTTGCGCTGATCAATAACATTCAAAGTTGAAACACGAACCCATCTATAAACGTAACCCGGTTGTTTGTCTGGTTCGGGAAGAGTTTCGGCTTGCATCCACTGCTTAGGACGTTCAGTCATTAAACGCTCTTCCAACTCACGGGGTTTTCTGTTTTCAGCCATCTTAGGCCTCCATTTTTGATACTTCAAGAGCATATTGCTCATGAGTTAAGCCAAGTTTCTTTGCAATGTTTTGTTGCGAAGTGTTTAGTTTGATCCGCTTCGATGAAGTGGTTCGAGTAGCCGGTGCTACCACCGAGCTTGGTTTTGTGCGTTTTTCTGAACGCTCTTCAGGTTCTTGTTCCGCTTCGAACCTCTCTGGGAAGCGCTTGCGGATAGTTTGGTCTATTCGACGGTAATACTCTTGTGATGAGACTGCAACACCTTCGCGCTTTAGCTTCTCATGGAGGCCAAGCGCCAAGCTGGTCATTTCCTCATCTTCGCCAAACCAAGGATTGTTCTGTTGCCACTGTTGTGCAGTGGGATCAGGACGATACTGTGGCTGAGCCTGTGGTGCCGTTTGTACTACAGTTTCTTCTTCTTGTAAAGGCTGGGGTCGAAAGTTCCTAACTTTGTCTGCCTTCATCTTGGCATCAGTTAATCTGTCCTGGGCTTCCAAGACTCGATCAGTATCGCCAGAATCATAGGCTTCGCGGTAGGCTTTCTTCGCTGCATCAAGTTCCATCTGCACAGCTTGAGTAACCGTAGCAAGTACGTTCTTTTCACTATTATTCAGATTGGATTTAAGACGCTTGTTTTCTTCCAGCATCTTCTGGGCAAAAGACAAAGCCTCCTGTTGCTCGCGCATTGCAGCTTCTTTCTCACGACGTTCATCATGAGCCAGCTTTTTCATCTGGATTAGCTTCTTACGAACTTTGGTTGAGTAATCTTCCAGTTCGTCTTCGTAGAGTTCTTGCTTTACCTTCTCTGGCAAAGACTCTTTATTTCTGTCTTGCTCAGGGGTATCGTCTTCAATCTCAATTACAAGCTTTTCATCAGCTTCGTCTTGTTCAGGCGAAACTTCTTTTTCAGACTCTTGAATCTCATCTGGAAATTTGTAAGGCGTATTCATGTGCGCTCCTTATTTACGTTTAATGCCGCGTGGGTCTTCTACAACACCTTCGACGTTGTCGTCATAGATGATGCGAAATTCGCGCCCGTGGATTAATAAGCGTGTACCTGCATTTGGACGAACCAAAATGAAGTCACCCGTTTTGCACCAAGGTCCAGTTGAGAACTTGGCTTTGTCTGCGTAGCAGTCTGGTCCCATATCGACAACAAACAAAACTGTTGTGAGCAGCTCTTCGTTACGCATGGTTTCATCAGCCTTTATCAAGCCAATTTCACTTTCTTCAAATGCGCTCTCAGCCTCTGGGATAGCGCACAAAATGCGATAGCCAGTAGGTTTTGGGAGCTGTTTTGCCTTTTCTTCAGGCGTTGTATTCAAGATTTTGGATAAATCCACGGCCTTGATTAGGTCAACATTACTCGTCGTCGTCATTGTTAATTAATCTTTCTTGTAGGTCTTTGATGTAAGAACGCGCGATGAGTAGACCTTTCACCTCTCCGCACATTTTTTTGTACTCCGCATAATCCTTGGCCAGTCCGTCGGCCATGTTTATTTGGAGTTGCAAAACACTGTCATCAAGCTTGGAGCTCAGATGTTGTAGGTACTTATCAATCATTGATTGCCACCTCTACCTAGTAGGTTTGCCGCAGACTTGGCGATATCCACATCTACGCGGCGATGTTCCAAGTCTTGCTGCTGCTGGTTAGTAATACCCTGGTTGGCGTGAGCCACTTGATCTTTTGCAAGATCGGCTTGTATGCGAGTCATGTCTATCTGCTTTTGAGTAGCAATGCGCTCGCGTTCTATTTGTTGTTGACTCTGTCTGAGCGCAACATCTTGTGCGTCCTTCGCAGCTTTGCGTTGGACTTCTTGACCCTTGATCTGCAACTCTGCCTGTTGTAGCTGAACCAGAGGATCTTGTGCGGCAGCTTGGTTTTGCTGCTGCTGAGCTTGTGCCATGTTGGTTTGTAACAACTGGGTACTGGCTTGAGCCATGAGCTGGGACAGCTGCGCCTCCACATCTCCAGGTAATTTCTCGTCTGGGGGAGGAAGTTGCACGCCCATTTGTTTCTCGATAAGAGTGCGGTAGTGGAATCCAAGGTGCTCGGCGATATGGGCTTGTAAGGCGGCCATGATCATGTTGGCTTGTGGATTCTGGCCAATCGTCTTGGCGATCAGTGGGTCTTGCATGAACGTCGTATGCACCGCAATATGGGCATCGTGGTCTTGCAGTAAGAAAGCCTTCATCGGAGAACCCTTTAAGGCATTCATATTCTCGCTGACTGGATCTTTTGGCATCTCATCGTCAGGTAATGGAACAAGTTTCTGGGCGTTCTTAATACCCAGAACATCGAGCATTTGTCTATGTAACTGAGGTAAATCATAGATCTGTGGCGCCATTTGTGCCAACTGGATCACTGCCTGATACTGGACAATCTTCTGCGCCATGGTGGACGCATTGGGATCAGATACAGGAATGATGTCTACGGCGTCGTAGTCAGATTTCTTGGCTTTACGTGGACCATCTTCTGGTTCGTAAGAATACTCTTCTGGCGTGTAGTCGCGGATGATGTCGCGTAACAGTCGTAACTCTTGCTTAAACGAGTAGTGAATACGCGCTTGGACCGCAGTCATTACCTTTAAGGTTCTCTCAAGGATCGCCAGTGTTGTTCCAACTGGGGAGTTGGCTGACATATCTGCAACTTGGATATCAGAAGCAGAAGCGAGGCGGCGGCCTTCATCAATAATCTTATCTAACAGACCAGCTAGAACTTGGCTTGGCTCTTTATATGGCAAGGCCATGATGTTGTCGCCAATTGTTCCGCTTGGAACATCGACATCTCGCCATTCTGCTGGCCCGATTGGGGAATCATCACCTTTAATCCGTAATCCACGTGTTTTAAATCCACCAGGTAAGTTAGCCAGCGTTCCAGCGTCTACTAATTGGCGTAAAAGTGACGTTCCTGACTTGGCAAACGCTCCAATCAGGTGAATTAGACCAAAACAATAGAAGCCAAAGCCTGGAACATAGCCGTAATGGACAAAATGCTGGCGCTTTGTGTAGCTTTTATCTTCTTTTTTCCAGTTTCTACGGATTGCTAGGCACTCCATGCTGCCTTTTTCAATCGTAACGATGTACGGCAGGGCAATTCCTGTGGGTTCTCCGTCGTCATCTGTATGCTCAAACCCTTCAAGGTCTAAATTGACGTTGATTTCGAGTAATTTGTAGCGGTTATCAGATGTAGCGCGAAAGCCCATCTTCTCTGCGATCTTCTTTTCTACTTCATCGAGGTTATTGTTAGGCTCTCCTAAGTCAATATCAGCGTAGAAGCCAGAAACTTGTAACTTTCTTAGGTCGTTCTCAGTCTTACGCATAACGTGGGTCACGCGCTCGGCTGTTTCTATATTAGAAGCGCCGTATGGAACAACGATATCGTCGGCCTGAACGTAGATAGATGTCTGGCGATCTAAGTTTGGATCAAAGTAGACTTTCTTAAAAGCATTACCCGCCATACCCAGACCCCAAACCATGCGCTCATGTTCTGGTCGGAACTCAATCATGCGGTCTGTCAGCTCATAGTTCATGTCATCTTGAACTCGAGTAGCTGATTCTTTCTTCTGGGGCGTTTCTTTTCCAATGATCTGCGTCTTCACAGGTCCCGCCGCGGGGAAGGTAGACATCATTGTCTCGGCTTGGAACTTAACTAAAGCCTCAGACAGGATTGGATGGTAAACACCGCAAGCTCCAACCCAAGGATCTGCGCGCTCCTCAATCTTCATTCCCAGTAGTTCAATACCATCAACGTATGTCTGCATCCAATCTTTGCGGGAATCTACGTCATCGTCGTAGTCGGAGATTAGATCGGAGACTAGTTGTTGGACAACGCTCTCATCGAGGTGGTCTACAAGGTTGGCGTCAAAATCATCAAACTCACTGCCGGGGATGATTTCTATCTCTGTATCCCCTGCATGAATCGTTACTGATTCGGGATCTTCAATTTCGATTTCGATGGCCTGATCATCTGAGTTAGTCAATGATTCCAGACCTTCTGGAGCCGCGTACAGTGATTTTTCAATGGACATATTGATCCTTAATAATAAGAAGATTTTCGACGGAATATTGTTGGCTCATCTGCTTCGTCAGATTGAAGCCTCAAAAACCCGCCTTTTCTAAACCTAATTAAAGCTTGGGTGCTGGAGTCAACTAAGTCATCGTGGTCTGAATTTGGAAATGCCGCCATCTCTTCAATCAGCTCATCTGCCCACCTAGTAGATGGAGCCCAAACCTTGCCGCTTGCAAACAAATCAGATACAGAGTTTATACGTACCATCTTATCATTACCCCTGCTTGGAGTAAATTCAGAAACTGGTATTCCCATAGCCCTCAACTCAAAAATAAGTGGCGCGCCTGACGCCTTGGCTTCTACGATAAAAGCATCTGGCTCCCACTCTTTGTAGTAATTGAACGCTTTTTCTTTTAACTCAGGAAACTCCATCCTCTTCTTAAATGCATCGAGCAAAATAACATTAGGGTCATTGGGGTTCTCGTTAAGGTAGAAAACTCCCCAAGTCGTACAGGCTGAGTAGTCGGATCTTTCTGACTTCGTAAAGGCAGTATCCCAAGATTGGATGATGAACTCGCAATGTGGCGGGCGGTCTTCTTTCCATTCTTTCCACCACTCCCTCTTAACAATCGCACCTTCTTCTGAAGTTGGACTCTGCTGATACTGGGCGTTCCACTTTCCAGCAGGCAACTCAGAACGTAGAGCTTCTAATTCCTCGAGTGGCCAGAACTCAGGCCAAAGGGGATTACCACTGGGAAGAATCGCGGGGAAGTCTATGACCTCCCACGTCTCACCATCCTTGTCAGCCATTGATTGAAGGATCTTGCCAGTCAAATCTCTCTTCGCCCAGCGCGTCATAACTACTATGATGGAGCCACCAGGTTGTAGACGCTGGCGAGGACCAGAGGTGTACCACTCGTAAACTTTATCGAAGATTTCAGGACTGGTAGCGGCTAGGGCGGCTTCTTGTTCTGAGTGAGGGTCATCAATAATGAGTAGATCAGCACCTTTACCTGTAACAGTACCGCCAACACCAATAGCAAAATACTCCCCGCCAGCATTAGTAGCCCAGCGTCCAGCGGCTTTACTATCAGACCTGAGATTCACATTAGGAAAGATCTTTGAGTATTGATCAGAATCAACTAAATTCCTGACCTTACGCCCAAACCCTACGGCAAGTTCCGCTGTATTAGAAGTCTGGATAATTTTCTTACTAGGATACTTCCCTAAAAACCAAGCTGGCAAAAGAAAGGACGCAAACTCAGACTTCGTATGCCGCGGTGGCATATTGATGATCAGGCGTTTAATCTTCCCCTCAGCGATCTCTTGGAACTTCTTAGCCATCACCTTATGGTGACGCCCGTCAATAAA